GTAGGGCTTGACCCGCTGGGGATAGGGAGCTCCGATCAAGCGGGTAAAAACTTCCCTCTTAATCAACATCATACCTGTTGGCGCTCGCCTTACTTTCAAGAAGCCATCTTTATCCGGTTGAATGGTACTCTTGCCGTTATCCTGGTTCTCAAAGACCACGTTGAAGGTCAGTCCTACTTTTTCATAGTCCGCACCAGGATCATTAGTAACGCGAAACTCCTGCCACGCCCAATCGAATGACTTGTTCGGATAGGGCGCGACAGCGACATCCTTGTCCGCTTCCAATAGCTTCTCCAGGGTCTCTACTCCAAAGGCAACGTCAGCGTCGACGAAGAGTAAATGAGAATAATGATCGTTGTCATTAAGGAATTCCGCTACGCATCTATTTCTTGCCTCCGTGATGATAGCGTTTTGACCCAACCAGTAAAAACGAATAGGAAAATATTTTTTTGCAGCCCACGATTGGACGTTAATCATGGACTGCATAAAATCCACTGTAACAAGGTTCCCAAAGCAAGGAGCTGTTATGAAAATAGACTTAGCATTAGACTCTAGGGGAAATACATCAGGCTTCTTCTTCAATTGGTTTAACCCTTTTGTTGACATCCGCCCTCCTGTATTTCTTTTTATTCTTCACCACCATCGGCTTGTACCGGGGAGTGAACAAATCCCTTGCTACCGGATTAGGTCTTCTTTTTATCCTATTTTTTTGCAATTTCCCATCTAAATTTTGGTTCCTTGACATTTTCCTGTTTTTCCCTGTTTGCCCTGGTCTGCCAGCCCTTGAGATGATCCCCAAAGCCCTTGGTAGCTCCTATCATGCGCCACCCGGTGGCGCGAATAGATCCTCCCGCTTCCTTTCTAAAAGTATAGGTAATCATGCGCTTGCCGCCCATCTGCTGCCAGATCCTCCAGCAGCGCCCATAGAGGAAGCTGCAGGCGTTCTTTGGTGCCTCTGGCTTGGCGCAAAGCCTCGTGATTTCGGCCGTCAGGCCGTTATCCAGCTTGCGTGCCACCGGACGACCAACGATACCGACTGCCACCAATTCATTATTACTGATACAACCCACCGCGAACCGCGCCCCTTGGACTTTCTTATTATGCCGATGATACATTTCTACAAATTCATTGGCAGCCCGGATGGTGATTGGTATAATTTCTAGGGACACTACGAATCTATTAATTGTTCTCCATCTAATCTTATACCCTTTTCTTTCTTATATTTCTCTAGTTGATCTGAAAAAGCTTCCATTTCCAGGCAATATGTTTCCACATATAAAGTACCATTCCCTTTTTTTATTTCCATATCCACTATAAAATTTTCTAAATGTGGACGCTGTAATTCACAGTCTTTTTCCGTGTGATAGGCATAATATCCTTTATACTTAATTGCAGGGCTCCCAGGAAACGCTATTAATGCTAATAAAAACCAAACTGTTATCATACTTTACAAATTTACACCTTTTCATCGACAAATTATAACACGCTTTATAGGGCGTACCTTATTTTTTCTTGCTTTTTTGTTAAGCTGTAAATACTGTCAATATATGGAAGAAACAATTAAGATCTTAGCAGAGCTCACTAGGAAGAATTCACCCGAGTCTTTTCCCAAGAAAAAAAATCTTCTATATAGGTATGTCAGATATATTTTAAATTTTTTTTTTAAAAATTTTTAAAATATCATTCAACATAGTCAACATCATAAAAAAATATATATATTCTGTCATTAATTAACACAAATAATATGTTGAATAGGTATTTATTTCATTCAACATATTCAACAAGCACATTACACTTTTCATTGAATTGCTTAAAAAAATATTTTAATTTACTTTGATATAACTATATAAGAGATATTTACAGATGCCAAGATACAAAAAGACTGAGAAACTCACGCCCATGCAATTACGTTATTCACATAATTTAGTTTTTGGAGAAGGTAAGATTACTGGAGCTGAAGCAGCCCGCCAGGCAGGATATTCGGAGAAAGTAGCACGTCAAGTTTCTTATCAGCTTCAAAATTCTAGCATGTACCCGAAAGTAGTTTCTTATATTAAGGAGTTGAGGGAAGAGCAACAAAAGAAAAATGAAACTAATTTGTCAGTTCATATGAGAGATCTTAAGGACTTAAGGGAAGGAGCAAGAGATAGTGGGCATTGGTCAGCTGCTGTTAACGCTGAAAAAATTCGAGGGCAAGCTGCAGGATTGCATGAAAAGGTTTCCACCGTATTACATGGAACGATTGATAGTATGAGTAGAAAAGAAGTAGAGGAGCGACTCAAAGAAATAGTTGAGTTTCACTCCCCTTTAATAGATCACATCACTATTGATGATGTTAAGTCAAATAAACCCCTTAAGAAGTAAGGTGTTTTAAGAGTCTGGCGATTTTATCCATTAACCAATACATTATTTTTTATCCTTTCCGAACAGGTTATGTCCAATTGCAAACACGAAGTAAGTAATTACACATAAAGCAATTAAAATTAATCCTAGTAAAATATTTGTTATCATTGTTACCCTCTAAAATATTCTTCTTGTAAAAGGTTTATAATTTCTTTTAGTTTTTCTACATAAAATGGATCAGTAGCATAGTGTCTTAAAGTTTCAGCTAGTTTATCATAATCTACTTCTCCTGTAATCATTGATTGTTTAACTCTTTCTTCTCTAAAATTTTCAAAATAACTCTCAGAATTTAGAAGGTGTATATAATCCGCAACTGATTCGCATTTTCTTCCATATGTTTTCATTAGTACGTTGGAATTTAAGGCTTTAATGTGGGGTTCTGTATTATCTGTTTGAATTATTCCATAAAAATTATTGGCTTCTTTGGCAAAACGACTTTTCCCCCAGTCCGATTCCAGGATAGCCTGTGCTATACTAATAAGCACAGGCACCCTGGTATGTGGTGGAATTTCTTGATTCACCATAATAGTACACTCGGCAATTCCTCTTACAAATAGTTCTTGTTTGTTATCGCTATAATTAAAATCGAAACCACTTAAGAACGAAATGCAGAGTGTTAATAAGGTTGCACAAATTTCCTTCACCATAAAAGTCTATGTCTTTTTTACCCTAGTGTCCAGGTTCCACATATCAATATCTACTTTAACAATTTTATCGTTTTCATCTACATATCCCCATACTTGATACAAGCCATCTCCGTGTCCACTTGATACGTGAATGGCAAGTCCTTGGGATTTAGATTTAGGAAAATTACTGCATGTAGTTCCTTCTAAAGTTTTGTGACAAACATCGTTGTAAGAGAAAGCTGTAGGCTTTGATTTAGCGTCATAGTCTTCTTTCTTCCAATATTCATCAATGCGACAGGGATCAGTTATCATTAACTGACCACTATCAACTGCTATATGTCCAAGATTAATTCTCTTCATTATATCCCTCTCTTATCTTTGTATCGTTGTCGGATTGATTTCTGACAAGGAATACAACCTGAAAAGTATGTACCATCTTTTCTTTGATAGAACATGCGATTAGGTTTTAGTTTTCTACAGACATAACAAGTTTTGCTTTTCTCCGTTTTGCGAAGAGGAGCTGATCTTGTTATAGGCTCAATACTTGGAGCTTCTGGAAATACAATATTTCTTTTTGATGATAATCTTTTGTAAAATTTAATCATAAGCTCTTTTCTATTAACCAACATGTAAGTAGTTGGACCCATTTTAAATGTTACTTTTCTTTTTGTATTTATATCATCACTTCCTTTTGAAATAATGTGTAATAATCTGTTTAACCAGAAACTTTTATTCTTGTCCCTAAAGACACGTGGAATAAAAGTCTCTTTAGTTAGAGCTCGATTATTATATTGTTGTGCCACGTATGGAATGGGTTGAACTATATCAACTCCGAATCCATTATTGCATTTTACGTGTTCAGTTCTCATTTCTCCTCCTTGTTAAAGTCAGTTAATGTTTTAGGAGCGTTTTTATAAACATCTCGAATGATTTTATATATCTCCGAACTATCTTGAATATGAGATAATTGTTCATCATTTAAAAAACCATCAGCTCCCGGTTGTAGATCTTCATATTCTTCATACTTCTCATTAAAATTTTCAATGTAGCCATACGAATTGTGGTCGTACTTTAAAATTTTTTCCGTTAACTCAATGTATAATTTTTTATAATCAATTTTATTTTCTTCAAAATAAATTTTTTCCACTTTAAGTGGATTCATTGTTGGAGCTGGCGGAAACTCAACTGTAAGTTTTATTTTTTTTGTGTTATCCTCGTTAGGAATGTACCACGTCCAAACATTATCTTTGCAGCTGGCGTCATATTTTTCAAAATTAATTTTTACCATAATTTCCTTCTTTCTAATTATCCCAACTTCTTACAACAATAGAATTTAAATGTCAAAAGAATCTTTATTCTGGAAATCCCTGAAAAAGGGCATAAATGAGGCTTTTTGGACAAGAATTGAGAATAGGACTGGGGGTGGAATTCCTGATGTTTTTGGTTGTTATAAAGGGGTGTCAATTTGGATAGAATTGAAGCAAACTAAATATTACAAAGTGTTACTGTCACCTTTACAAGTAGCGTGGCATTATAAACATGCTGAAGCTGGGGGAATCTCTTATATTTTTGTTAAAAAACAATGCGAGAGCCTCTTTAAGAGGTCTCTCTATTTATATAGGGGGAAAGACTCCCTTATAATAGCGAAAAAAGGTTTAAAACACCTTCCCTTAAAACAATTCGAGTATCCTTATGATTGGAACGAGATCCGAGATTCGTTGTTCTAGAATTACTGAACTCACTCCCCCGAATTACTGAACTCACTCCCCCGAATTACTGAATCGTACTCCCTCTCATTATATTAGAGTCATCTTCAGCTTTACTTCCAGCAGCTCAAGCTGCAGCGGGCTGGATTCCCCTGGGCCCGGAAGCAGGAATTACTGAACTCACTCCCGCATGTTGTGGGTTACTGATCCGAGCGCCGCGATATATGGTATTTGTTCTTCAGGAATAGCTTCCCCGCAGCTGGTGAAGCTGCAGCTGAGCAGCCCAGTCCTGAGTCCTGGTCGGGAGATGGAAATTACTGAACTAACTCCCCTCGTTTCTGGGGTTTTTGGGGGCGTGTCTAATCAATTTCGTTTTTATTAATACCTGTCATCTCCAGGCGGCCCGCCGGGCAGCAGCTTCAAGAAGTTCTTGCGTATGGGATAAAATGGGAGTATATAGTATGACTGGACTGCAGCGGGAAGCATCTAGCGCCGAAAGGCTGGAGCTCTGCTCCCGCACTGTCCGGAAAAGAAAGGAGAAAGTATGTCACATTTTTACGGCATGATTTCCAGAAGCGCCAGGAAGACGGTGCCCACAGCTCGCGGTCATGCGAGCTCAGGACTGGAAACAGTGGCAGCGTCCTGGCAGGGCGCGGTTGAAGTTAATTTATATCATGACTCAAAGACTGGACGCGACATGTTTCGCGTTTGTCTGATTCCATGGCACGGGCACGGCACCAATAAAGAATTACTGTCCGGTCCTATCAACGGTAACGGTTAAAATTACTGAACTAACTCCATCCGGTTCGCGGGTGGAGTTCTCCAAAAGATAAATTTCATTGTCTTTTAATTATAACGAATCCAGACCCCGCAGCTGAGGCTGCGTCAAGCTGGAAGAAAGGGCGTAAATGCTGTATTATTTGATGTCGTTACTGGCTCGTCTCCTGGAATGGATCAGGAGAAACGGGTAAATTACTGAACTTACTCCATCCCGAATTACTGAGATGACTCCACGCCGAATTACTGAATCGTATTCATACTATTATCAGGATCCAGGAACAAGCTGCTGCCGTCTTCAGGCACGGGGAGGCGTAAAAAAATATTTTTTGGCAGGTTTTCTGGTAAAAATAAAAGTTAAAAAATAGCAGGATATAAAGGTATAATGTCCCATAATTATGGGTTATTTTACTTGCGATTGTGTGTAAAATAGTCATAATAAAATCATGATTAAAGAAAATAGAAATTTTGAAAAAACTAATAAGGAATTTTTACAGAATAAATTAAATAAAATATTTCTGTTAGATCATAAAATATATGTCAGTAAATACGACTTGTTGAACGTGTATATTTTAGTGCGTCTATAAACTTTTCAAAAACTATTTTTTAGTACTCATTGCTCTTTAACATTTTAAAATAAGACTTTGTATTTTTTCAGAGGGTTAACCTAATTTTTCAGAAAGCAGAAAGTGAGGTTTAATATGCCTAATGAAAATAATAATAATAATACTACAAACACAAATAACCGATTTACTTGTGATAGTTGTTCGGACTTATGCGATGAAGAATTATTATCTTCAAATGAGTGTGAGGATTATTCTGCTATATGTACTGATTGTTTAAATGAACATTTTCGATATTCAGATAGACGTGATGTATATGTACATAATGATAATTGGGATAGTGAATATCATGATTATGAACAGGAAGATAACGAAGAAGATTATGATGATGATAGACCACCCGAAAGCGAATATATTTATGGATATTCTTCAGGTAGTTTTAGAAGCACTACACCATTATTTAAACCTTATGAAAGTGAAAGTTTTAATAATAAAACTTTAACTCTAGGGGTTGAAGATGAGGTACAAGTCAGATCATCTTCTAGGTTATCACGTGGTGATCTAGCATATAATATAACTCAACATGATTTAAAAAACTTTGCAATTTGCAAAGAAGATAGTTCAATAGGTTATGGTTTTGAAATTGTTTCAAAACCAGCGACTTTTGAATATCACAAAACGGCTTGGGATATATTTTTTGTTAATACTGCCCAATATTTACGTAGTTATAGAGATACGAGTACAGGTTTACATATTCATGTAAATCAATCTTTTTTCTCTAAAATTGGTGTAGGTAAAATTTTAGAGTTCATCAACAGTCATATAAATAAAAGATTTGTTGATGATGTCTCTGGAAGAACTGCCACACATTATTGTGAGCGTAATGATCAATTAAAAGTAAAAGATATTAATACTTATCGTGAACGTGGAGCGTTTCACCCTTATGTAACACGAACTAAAACACATGAATTTAGATGTTTTAGTGGCAACGTCAAAAAAGAAAGTTTTTTTAAAACTTTAGAGTTTGTTGTTGCTATGTCTAATTATGTAATGGCTGATTGTCCTTGTTACAATATCAATTATTTAGATTTTGTTTCTTATGTTCGATCTAATCATTTTCACTATCCTCACTTGTTTAATTGGCTAATTAAAAAAAGTTATTTAAAAATTGAGGAATTGAAAAGATTAAAAGAAAAAACAATTTTTTACACTAGAAAGCGAGGTTAATTATGTGTTTAATTGTAGTAGGTCATAAAGACCAAATAATGAAGAACACTAATATTTTACAAAATGCACTAAAAACTAACAATGACGGATTTGGTTTAATGTATTTTAAAAATGATAGTATTGTCTCTAAAAAATCTATGTCAAAAGAATACTCTGAAATTGAAAGTTTAATTAAATCAGTTTTAGCAGATTGTCATGGTAAACTAGCACTTCATTTTAGATTTGCAACGGCTGGTATTAAAGATAAAATTAATACCCACCCAATACCGATTTTGTCAAAAGCAAAAGACGGACAAGCAATATCTTTAATGCATAATAGTCCTATGTTACCAACAGCATTAATTGATAAAGATAGATCAGATACACATCAATTCGTAAAATATTTTTTACGTCCCGTTTTAAAATCTAATCCTAATTTATTATATAATCAAAAATGGTTAGAACAATTAAATAGGGATTGTGAAGGGTCAAGGTTAGTTTTTGCAGATGCAAAAACTAATAAGTTTATTTATGTAAATAAAAAACTTTGGACTAAAAAAGATAAAATCTTTTATTCAAATGATAATTGTTTCCATACTTATGCATGGAGCAACTTATATGGTGGTGGTTATGGTAAACATACGTGGAACGACCATTACGACTATGAAGATGAAGAAGATTTTACACCAACCAAACAAATTGCTAATGATAAACAAGAAGAACTATTTGACGAACTAGCAGAAGATTTTCTTGACTTACCATTAGATGAAGATTTGTTAATGACCATGAGTGAAGAACAATTAAGCGAGTATGTTAAAAAAAATAATAATGAGGTTATAGATTTTTTAATAGATCATAAGTATTCACTCTATACTTAAAAGAACAACCAATCCGTTGGTTAGTGGTTAGCCCTCTGAAAAAATACAAAGTCTAAAAGAGTAAAAATTTTTTAACAAGAAAGGAATTACAATGTTAAATAAATTTCAAGAACAAGAATTGTTTTCAACTGTTGAAAATTTAGAAAACTTAAAAGAAGATATAGATAAGATTATATCTTCAGTTAAGAATATAAAACCATCATTGTTTAAATATAAATCAACAGCAAAATATAATACTACTGATGGAAGATACCCAAGAGAAACAAACATAATTAATAATAAGAATAAAGACTAACGGATATTAAATAAATCTTTATGACCTGCGATTTAATCGCAGGTCATAGAATTACTGAACTAACTTTGACGTTAGGTACTTACAATTAAAGCTTAAACTCAAATCATTATTGATTTCACCCTATCCCCCTAAATAGAAGAAGAGGATTCCTCGTATTCTGCTTCCGTCCATGATTGATATAAACATAGAATATGGTAAAACATTCAATATGCAATTTAATCCGCAGAAACTGGAGCATATATCCGATAATGATCTTAAAATTATCCTTAAAAAACTTGAAATGGAGTACCAACACAAGACGCAAACAGAATTTTTAATGTTTGTAAAATCTGTGTGGTCTGACTTTATTCAAGGAGACCACCATATTAAGTACGCTGCCCAGCTTCAAAGAGTTGCGAATGGTACCTTAAAGAGACTCATTGTAAATATGCCCCCGAGGCATACCAAGTCAGAGTTTGCATCCTATCTTTTTCCAGCCTGGTTCATCGGAAGAAATCCAAAGGCAAAGCTGATGCAGACAACGCATAACGCGGAGCTCGCTTTTCGGTTCGGTCGTAAGATGAAAAATTTAATTGATTCTCCTGAATACAGGAAAACTTTTCCTGACGTGAAACTGGCTTTTGATTCAAAAGCCGCGGGTCGGTGGGAGACTAACCAGGGCGGGGAGTACTTCGCCGCAGGCGTGGGGGGAGCTATCACGGGCCGTGGGGCGGATTTACTGATTATTGATGATCCGCATTCGGAACAGGACGCCCTCTCCGAGTCTAATTTGGAGAATGCGTACGAATGGTATACCTCTGGTCCACGTCAACGGTTACAGCCGGGTGGATCTATTGTGATTGTCATGACCAGGTGGTCCACAAAGGATTTGACGGAGCGGTTGCTGCGCAACCAGTCCGAGCCTATGGCGGATCAGTGGGAGGTTATAGAGTTTCCGGCAATCCTGCCAAGCGGTAAGTCGCTCTGGCCGGGGTACTGGAAAAAAGATGTACTGATGCAGACCAAGGCGTCGCTCTCCGAGGCGAAGTGGCAGTCCCAGTATCAACAAAATCCAACATCCGAGGAAGGAGCTCTTATCAAGCGTGAATGGTGGCAACGATGGGAGAAGGAGGATATTCCCGATCTCATTCACATTATTCAGAGCTATGATACAGCTTACTCCAAGAAGGAGTCCGCGGACTTTAGCGCGATTACCACCTGGGGTGTCTTTAAGCCCGTGGAGCACGAACCGCCGGCCATGATTTTACTGGATGCGCAAAAAGGCAGGTGGGATTTTCCCGAGCTGAAAAGAATTGCGTACAAGCAGTACAAGTACTGGGAACCGGAGACCACAATCATTGAGGCAAAGGCAAGCGGTATGCCGCTGACGCATGAGCTGCGCCAAGTGGGCATTCCCGTGATTAACTTTACACCAAGTAAAGGAAATGATAAGCATACAAGGGTTAACGCATGTTCAACATTATTTGAATCAGGAAAAGTATGGGCACCAAAAGAGAGGTGGGCGGAAGAAGTTATTGAAGAATGTGCAGCTTTCCCTTATGGTGACCATGATGATTACGTGGATACCGTGACACAGGCGTTGATGCGTTTTAGACAAGGGGGATTACTGGCATTACCTGATGATTATGAGGATGAACCCGTTGAGCGTGAGGAGAGAGAATATTACTAATGGCTGAACAACCAATTAGACCCGAAGTAGAAGATGATTTAGTCATCGAAGAAGCG